AACGAAGCAAAAAGTGTAGTATACAATACTAGCTCATCTACTGATTATGAGAATCTTAATCAGAGCTTAATGGGTTCAGAACCAAACATACTATTTTCTAAGTTTGCATCGTACAACCCAATGAGTTTTACAGGTCCACTAACCATACGGAATGTTGGACCGACATTACGATAAATATACAAAAGGAACTATACAATGGCTTTAAATTTTCCAGTATCAGCTAACATAGACGACACGTACACAGACGGAACAACCACTTGGAAGTGGGACGGGTCAGTTTGGAACATCGCTGACGGTGCAGATGGTGTTGCATTATTTAAAACAGTAGCCGGCGATTCAGGAAGTGCAACAGCAACTATTGCAACTGATACCATAACAATCGCAGGCGGCACTGACATTACTTCTAGTGTTGCTGGCAAAACAGTTACTCTTAATTACACTGGTTCAGCATCTAATCCAAACTTGTTTGCAACTATAGGCACAGACGATGGTACATTAACAGCAGCGTCTGCTACAAGTAATGTAGATATTTTAGGTGGTACACATATAACTACCCAGAACGCTACAGATACTGATAACATAGAAATTAACTTAGCAGCATTTACTGTAGACTTTTTGTCAGATGTTGACACAACAACAACGCCTCCAAGTACAGGTAGTGTATTAAAATGGGACGGTGCTAAATGGGCTCCTGGAACTGATGCTACTACAGGTGGCGGTGGTACTGATGCAGATACTCTTGACGGACAAGATGGATCATATTACTTAAACTATAACAACTTATCAAATACACCTAGTGTTCTTTCACTAACTGGTCTAAGCATAGGCAATGAATATGCTGCAAGCGGCGACGGAGCAATTAATTATAATAGTGCAACAGGTGTTTTTAGATACACTCCGCCCGATACAAGCACATTCCTTACAAGTGTTCCTGCACAGTCATTTGCTAGTTTAACAGGCAAGCCAACTACACTAGCAGGTTACGGTATTACTGATAGCTTTGCTGGCGCATTTAGTAATTTAACATCTAAACCAACAACGTTATCAGGATACGGAATTACTGATGCAGCTACATCTGCAAGTATTCCAACTACGTTAACAGATTTAAGTATCACTGACGGAACTGTAAACCAAGTACTAACAACTAACGGAGTAGGCGGATTTAGCTTCCAAGACGTTGCTGCATCATCTGGTGAAGTTAATCAAAATGCATTTAGTAATGTTGCTGTTGCTGGTCAGCAAACAATAGGCGCAGATACAACAACGGATACATTAACTATTGCTGGCGGCACCGGAATAACAGTAACGACAGACTCGTCAACTGATTCAGTTTCTATTGCATATAACGGAGCTTCGGGTGTTACTACATTTGCTGCGTTAACTGATGTTAATGATGCAAACTTTTTAACTGTTGATAGAATATTTGAAGGTACAGCAACAACATTTCAAGTAGATAATATTGGCAACTTAGCATATAATTTCGAACCACATTATGCAGGCAATAACCCAACAGTATTCCTTATATCTGGACATACATACGGATTTGACTTATTGGGTACAGGCGGACATCCGTTTGTAATACAAGATGGTACTTTAAACAATCTTACTACAAATTTATTACACGTTGGTATTGATGGAACAGTAAGTGCTGATAGTGATGCACAAGGTAAAGATACTGGAACATTGTATTGGAGAATACCTGAAACTACTAGTGGAACATTTGCATATCAATGTACACTACATTCGGCAATGGTTGGAGCATTTACTGTTAAAAGATTAAGTTCGTTGTAAATCGTTAACTACGCTAGTTAATTGCTTGCGTATCTCAATAATTTTAATTCTGTTTTCTTCAATTAACCTTGGATCAAAATCATGACTTGCATCTATTAACAATGCATGTTCTGACATTTGTTTAAGTAAATTATTGCACTCTGTTTTAAGACTAGGGTTAGTTATAGTTGACAGTTTTGCAGTAAAGTATTTTAAATCTTTTTGGTATTGTGGTAGATCACTAAACTTCAGATTGTTCATTGTCGCTTGCCTTGATATTATCTGCAGGAATTATATGATAAACATCTTCAGGAATATGTTTTGTTGCTGTTTCAGCAATAGCACTTCCAGCATACAGACATTCTAAACTAACTGGCATTAGCGGAGTTACATGGAATACAGAACCTTCACGTAATGTATTTTCGTATAACTTGCCTGTGTTAGTATCAATCCATCTTATTCTAAGTTCACCAGCATTAACAAACCAAGACTTAGTAGTTTCTTTAGTAAAGCTCATGTTAGTCTTAGATCCAATATGATCAAACACTAGTATTCGACTACTATAGTGTTCAGTATTGGCCCATAAAACTTCGTATCCAAATTCTGTCTTTGTTACATTATCGTTCATTTTAATACCTAATTAATTAAGTTAATCACTTCAAAGAGTGTTTCTAACTTTCGTATGTTAATTTTACTTTCGAGCGTATTTTTTAATCCAAAGTGTAAAGGCTTAGGCCATTTATTAAAACTAACCCAGGCGTATCCGTCATGTTCTCTATTAAGTATTGGAAGAAACTCTTTTTCGATTACGCACAAGTACGTGTGAAACAAGAATCCTGCATCATTACTTACGAATGTTTCCAGTGGAATAGTTTTTTTAATTTCAGGAATGTTACCAATTTCTTCTTTAATTTCTCTTTGTAAACCTTCCCACGGTGTTTCTTTATCTTCAGTCGTTCCGCCAACTAGTCCCCAAACATTATCTCGTTTGGTATTAGCCCTACGTACAAATAGGAAGCGTTTAGTTTCTAGGGTATAAAAGATTGCACCACTACAGATAATTTTTTTGCTCATACAAATAATTATCTTTAAAGTGCCAGCCTCCAGGTTCCTCTTGGATACTCACCGTCTACAGAAAGTAACCATTCTGTGTTATTCCAGCGGTATTGTTTAGAAGTTGTAAGATTAGTAATGTATACTACGTCTGTTGAGCTATCATTTGCTGAGGCATCAAATACAACATGCCACTTAGATCCGTCCCATTCAATTATGTCATTAGCTTGTGCAACAAAGTCAGTGCCGTTAGTGTTTTTCCACGCATCAGGACCGTCTGTATTTGTTGAATTACCAATTGGATTTAATATTAAAACTCTTGGAGTAGTTGATCCTAAGTTTAATGCAGTTGTTCCTGTTGTAGCTGGATCTATAATATAGTCTACATTACTTCTATCGCCTACAGGACCGGTTAGTACTGTATTATCAGGAAGTGAATCAGCATCCCAGTTAACAACTATCTGAGTTTCGTCAATTGGGTTTGTACTAAATGTACCAACTATAGCATACTCTACATCTTGATAGTCTAAACGTCTAAGATGTATTTGTGATATGCCTGGTTCGTATGATCCCGGCATTGCTTCAAACAATGTTCTCCAATCAACTGTACCAACTTTACCTTTGTATATAAGTTTAATATTATTTCCTTCAACATATATACCTTGATTTTCATATGTAACTGTTGCAACATTTGTAGCATTACTAGTTTCATATATTTCATTACCGTCACGATCAACACGCCCGACTACTATTGAGTCGTCCCATGCTGAAAGTTGTGGGGTAGATAAATCAGCTTCAATAGTGCCTGCACTTTCATTATGTATACTAGCAATAATGTTTGTTATAACACCAAGTTTTTTAACTTTAACTGGCGGACTAATATATATTGGTACTGCGAAGCTGATAGATGCTACATCTATTTCGCTGTCTGTGCCTACTGGAATAGTTCTACTACTAAAATTAATACTAGTAATGCTTACTGTTGTAAGACTAGTCCAGTCAATATAATTATCTGTTGTTTGTATTTCTAATGTAGGATTAAACAACACTAGTATTTGTTCCATTAGTTGTAATTTTTGATCAGTATTTGATGTCCATAAATCAACATTACAATTTAGTATGTACGGAGTAGGGTGCAACCGCTCTACTGTATAGTTTTTACCTTGAATGCCTTCGTATGATTCAGTTACAGCATTATACTTTTGCTCTCTAATATGTTGTTTACTAATAAAACTTGAGTCTGATATCCTAGAGCTATCAGTTTCTAGTCCTTGAATGTAAACACCCATTCTAGGCACACTTGGTACTTTGTTCTCACTGTTATCTCTTAGGATACTACCAACTTGTCTAGTAATGTCGCCGTACATAACTGGTACAGTAACAAGATTACTTTCAGAATCTTTGTAACTAAAGTTGCTCATTAACCTAACCATTTGAGTTACATATCGTCTTATTTGACCATCATAAAAATGCTGCATTTAGATATCCGCCTCTGGTTTCTTAGGTCTTAGTGCTTTACTTAGACTACTACGTTCTGTAACAGTTTCACCTGCAATTGAGTTAGTATTTGTATTGTTGATAAACGTTCCTTTTTGTGTACTTTCGGTATTAGTATTTGATAATGTCATTCTTACATCACCTTCAACTTTAATCCATCTAGTACCGTCATATTGGAAAAGACGTTTTGGTAAAAAATCGGTTCTTAAAAAGTAGTCACCAACAGCTTTATCAGTTGGAAAAGATATACCGTGACCAAATGTTGCTCCGTTAGGTGCATTTTCTTGCCCAACTAAGTAACCTTGATAACCTGATCTAACCGGCTTAGCTTGTATATCGCCGTCAGCATTAACATTTTTAAGGTCAATGCTACCGTCAGCATTAGAATCTAAACTATAATAGTGTGCAACATCAAATCCTGCTTTAGGCGCATCAGCTTCTGCTTGTGCTACTACAGCATTGTTAATTTGCATTTCCTTTTCATACGTTGACATTACATCACGTAGAGTATCTCCACCTGGAGCATGTTCGTCTGCCGGCAAGTCTAATATATCTTTGTATTCTTGTGAATCGTATATTTGCTTTAATTTAAGTCTGTATAAGTGCGGATACCATGTAGGCGAAAATCCTTCTGCTGCTCTATTAATATCTTCAATAACATAAAAGCGTTTAAGTGCTATGCTATAGTCATTAAGTGCATGTTCATCTTTAAGATGGGGTAACTCAATAACATCGCCAGCCATCAATTTACGGCCTATAGTTTCAACACTACTATTAATGTGTACAGTCATAAACAATGTATCATTGCTTAGGAATAAACCAAACTGACTTAAATCAAAGTCTATATCTTGTACATTATAAATTCCTCTTATGGAAAAAATGTCTGGATCATACTTGCGATCTCTGTTTTCCATAAACAACATATCTTGTATGTTTGTTTCTTTAATTACATCATAGCGAGGTTGATCAACAGTAGCTTCTTCTGCTGATGTGTTCTTAGGGCCTATATACTTATGAACAAATAAGTCTGTCCCTCCAATGGTAAACATTTCAAGGACTTGCTTATCTAAAAATCTGTAATCTGCACCCCGTTCGGGTTTATATAAACTTAATCTTGGCATACACATATTTATCGAATGTTGCCTCCGAACGATAAATACTATTGGAGAACAATTATATGTCAGATTTAGCAACACAAAAACAAGAAGTATTCGATTACGTGCATAGTATGCTAGGCGGCGGTATGATCGATGTTGAACTTGATCCTATTCATTACGAAACAGGATTAACAAAAGCATTAACTACATATCGACAACGATCAGATAATGCTGTAGAAGAATCGTATATCTTTCTAGAGCTAGTACCTGATCAGAACGAATATATACTAGCACCTGAAATTATGGAAGTACGTAAGTTATTCCGTAGAAGTATAGGTTCACGTTCAGGCGGCGGAGACGGCGGCACTACATTTGAACCGTTCAATATGGCATATACCAACACATACTTGCTATCAAGTTCTAACATGGGCGGACTAGCAACATACGATATCTTCAGTCAATACCAAGAACTAGTTGGACG